AATTCAATTAAGCAGACATATATACGAACAATTGGAAGAAATAGAATTTGATATAAATTTTGAAGTTATACCGAAAGAAAATGTGTTTTTGAAAAACATTGGGTCTATAACGACATATAATATTCCCCCCCCCATTATTTGTGATGATAATCATTAAGGTATTTATTAAAGTTATAACATATTTATTTTATTTTTTATATAATTTTTTAATTAAAAATTATGGATTTGAAGATTTTTAGTATAAATTTCATTTAAAATGGGCGTTTTAAATGAGAAAAGGTGTAAATGAGAAAAGGTGTAAAACTGATTGAATCATGGTATAAATGGATTAAAAATAATCAATTGCGCGTATATATTTTACAAGATGATTCTGTTTATGATTCTCAAAAAATATCAAATCGCTGCAAGAAAAAATATGAAATTGAACATGGTGAATTAAAAATACACGATGGTTCTAAATAGAATGGCTAAAATAAAAAAATTATCTTCCCGACCAGATTTTAATAACAGGATAAGGCCCAACCTGTTTTTTGAGGGAATCTTCTATATATTGGTCTACATTATAAGAATAACTTCTTGGGTGATATGTAAATATGTTACCAAATAAAGAAGGCATTGAAATAAGATTTGGAAATTCTATATAACACAGAACTGCCATAATTCGTTCCATTCCACAACGATCATCCCTGCATTTTACCACCGGTATTAATCTGGTAAGATCATATGTATCATTAATTTTTTTTAAAAAGTCATAATGAATAAAACATTGCACCCCAAAAAAACCCTGCCATATTTTTCTTTTCATTCCCAACGGTTGTATCATATTTCCAGGACCAAGTTTATTTGATTCCAATAAGTATTTTTTAACTATAGAATAATTTTTTAGATTTTTTGCTATTTTTTCATGATTTGTTCCCATTGATGGATCCAATATAGAATCATTGTATGAATCAAAATGCCATAAAGGCATTACCGGTGATTTTAACCGTTCAAAAGCAACGCGCTTGCGAAAAAATGTGCTGTCGTGAATAATGACAGCTCGTTCAAACCATCTATTTTTTAAGAAGTATAAAAATGGAAGAAGCTCTCCTCGTCCAGGATGCTCGGATTTTATATATTCAACATTCTTATAGTCAAAATCTTTTTTAATAAAATCTTGATTACTATTATCATCTATAACAATAATCTTTTTATGTGGATAAAAAGTTCTGATACATTGTATGCAATGATTCCAATAATAATTGGTTTTTTCAGAGTTAACATACCTTGTAATGATAAATCCAAAATCCATAATGTAATTATTTTATATTTATAGTTATAAAATAATTTACGATAACGTCGCTAAATCATCAATGTTTATTACATTTTCATTTGCAGGAACATCTTTTTTTAAAAATAAAAATTTTTTAAATTCTTTTCTTTCTAACTGAACATGAGGAGTGTGATTATGTACATGCCTTGCAATCATTTTATAAAGCTTGAATTCTGGATAACGCTCATTTCCGTCGGATTTGTATAATAGATTTGTTCCGTTGTCGTCTTTACACCAATCAACAATTATATTTGTTACCGGATCTAATAACTCAGGTTTATTTATATATTTCAAATCATCAATAAAATAATCAAATAAGGAACACGCAAGTCTACAAAGGTCAAAACTATAATTTGGTTCCAATCGTGGTTTTTTATCGTTAAAATATGGTTCTATATTGTATTGTGTCACTGCATCTCCTCCGCGATTAAAACTATCACTACAAAAAACTTTTCCTTGAAATTTATATATGCTTCTTCCAAAATCAATAATTTTAAAAAGCCTTCCAAATGTCGGAACTTTATAATATTTCTTATTATAGCAGTAATAAATATATTTTTTATCTATTTTATTGTACATTATATTGTTTGAATGAAGATCATTGTGTGTAAAAGAAAAAACTTTTTGGTATGTAATAAGAATCATAATAATTTGCATAAATGCAGAAAAAAACTCTTCTTCCTTTAATTTATTTTCCATGATTAAATTATCAAATGTATTTTCGCAGTTCTCTAAACATATCATTTGTACAGGAAACTTTGGTATAATTGCCTCAATTGATTCTTCTTCTCCATCTTCTTCTCCATCTTCTTCTCCATCTTCTTCTTCTTCTTCTTCTTCTTCTTCTTCTTCTTCTTCTTCTTCTTCTTCTTCTTCTTCTTCTTCTTCTTCTTCTTCATCTTCTTCATCATCTCCATCTTCTCCTTCTTCTCCTTGGCGTTCATTATTACCATCTTCGGTGTGGCTTGTTCGGGATGAACATGTTGATCCAGAAGAATGCAGAGATGTCATTTTTTCATCCCCTCTTTTAAAAAATACATCAGAATTAGATATATCAACCAACTCAATAGACCTATCTTTTAGATCATCAAGTGTTATCGTGTTAGGAGATTCAAATAAATCTTCAAAAATTTCATCTTTTATTGAATAAACGGATAAACATGATCTTGCGCTACAATTATTATTAATACGGATTGGTTTTAGCTTGGCATAATTATCCTTTTCTGGAAATAAATATTCATATTCGTCCACGTGAAATAGTACATTTTTATTTTTGTTAAAATATTCAGATTCATGTAAATAATCCAAATCATCATAAATATTTAAAGAAAGTTTATTTTTAATTGCAAGAAATGACCCATAAAAATCTACTCCGTGAATAAAATTGTTAGTATAAATAAGCTGACTTGACAAATAAAAAAACATAGAATCTATATAAGCAGAGTTATTCATATCCAACATTTTATCGTCTACTTTATTACCGTTTATAATGTCAAATTGAGGTAAATCATAAAGAGACGTTTTTTGAGTATTATATTTTCCAACTAAATATTTAAATGGATCCATAAGAGGAGCCATTTTCATAAACACATTTTTAGGTTTTGTTTTATTTGTTGTTGAATTTTTTAGAGTACATTGATATGTATTAGGAAGTCCATCTATTTTAGATCGTATATTAGAGAGAAACCATTTATGGTTTAAATTGATACTGTTATAGTTTGTAGAATTTAAATCAAAAAATCTCTTATAGATTGGGACATAATTTTGGACATTTGACAAATGAGTAAATTCTTCTTTTTCTAAAGTTTTAAAAAGTTCCAAGTTTTTGCGTTTTTGATAATTTACAATAACTGTCATTAGCAATAAAGGACAAAATTTCTTTCCAGTTTAAACGGATATTTGCGTTAAAGTATTTGGGGTATTTTTATAATGCTAATATATCAATGACTTTAGACTTGAAAAAATTTGATATGAAAAATATAAGCTTCAGACCCAATGAAAACAAAGGCCCTGTTATTGTTTTAATTGGAAAGCGTGATACTGGTAAATCATTCTTGGTTCGTGATTTATTGTATTACCATCAAGATATACCAATTGGTACAGTTATTTCAGGAACAGAAGAGGGAAACGGATTTTATTCTAAAATGGTACCAAAATTATTTGTTCATCACGAATATAATACTGCCATTATAGAAAATATATTAAAACGTCAACGGACTGTATTAAAACAAGTGAAAAAAGAGATTGAAATGTATAAGCGATCAACAATTGACCCTCGCGCATTTGTTATATTGGACGATTGTCTTTTTGATAATACATGGTCTCGTGACAAACTGATGAAGTTGCTTTTTATGAACGGGAGACATTGGAAGATTATGTTAGTGATAACAATGCAATATCCACTTGGTATTCCCCCTATGTTGCGTACAAATATTGATTATGTATTTATTTTAAGAGAGAACTACATTGCAAATAGGCGCCGCATCTATGAAAATTACGCGGGAATGTTTCCCACATTTGAGTCTTTTTGTCAAGTCATGGATCAGTGCACGGAAAACTTTGAATGTTTAGTGATAAACAACAACTCAAAATCAAATAAACTATACGACCAGGTCTTTTGGTACAAAGCAGAAGCACACAATGATTTTAAATTAGGATCTAAGGAGTTTTGGGAAATGTCCAAGGACATTCCATCGGATGATGAAGATGAACCATATGACCCGAATAAAGTTAAAAAACGGGGAAACCATCAAACCATAACTGTGAAGAAATCTAAATGGTAAACCATAAATTTTATTTATGATGTTTATATAAAAACAAAAAATATTTAACGAGAATGGCTTTTACAATGGTAATTACTATAAACGTCAATATTGAACCAAAAACAGGATTACCTTTTGTTTGGTACAATAACAATGGTTTCATAGATAAGAAACCTTATATTCCAGAAGAATACAAAATACCAGAAGTGTATCGCAGATTTATAGAGTTACGAGGGCATCATTTTCGGGTGTATGTTTATCCCTTTCTAAATGCGGATCAGATTTTTGTAGACGACTTTTTGGAATATTATCCAGAATGGGAGTTTGTTAAAAGTGAAAATGGATTCACAGAAAGTCATATGTATTGGACGGAAAAAGATCATAATACCCTAAAATCAGCATTAATATGGATGTGCAGTAAATCTCTTGTACCAGCTTTTAGTTTTCACTTGTCATGTTAAATTATATTATCCGGTGTAAAAAAATTTTGCAAATATATTTCATACTTTACTGGTAAATGAATATTATCCTTTACACTACATTTTCTCTTGAAATCGCCACCATGTCTATTAAATATATCTTTGTTGGTTTTTAATCGGCGTTCAATATTATCCAAATTGACAACATCATCCGAATTTAATTCTTGGTGAGAAAAATCCATTATTTTATTCTGAATATATCTTGCATCTCCAAAATAACTCAGATGCCAACCAGCGTTTTCAATCACCGGACAAAGTTGTCCTCTAATTGAATCCATATCAAGGTTTAATTGTTTATATTTTTCATATGTAAATATTTTTGGATAAAACCAGTCATCTGGATATTGATCCAAGTTAAAAGTATAACAATATTGGTGTAAAGAAGATAATTCAATATTTATTTTTTTATTTTTTACATGTAATAAAACATCCGGATTTGGAATCTCGTCCAAATCAGTAAGAATAATAACGTCGTGATCATTTATTTTTATAAATTGTAACCCTCGTTGAATCGCGTTTCTTTGATGACGTTCGTTTGTCCATTGTTCTCTATTATTGTAATTTATATTTGGATAAATAAATGGCATATCATCCACAATAATATGAATAATTTTTTCTTTATAATTAAAAAACAAATGCTTGTTTTCATTATAAATAAGCGATTTTTGTTTTCCCGTAAACGTATGCGTGGATTCTACAATAATAAAATAATCAACAAGTTCGTATAAAATGGCTAAGCGATAGTGTAATAGTTCTAATTCGTTATAAAAGATAAATGTGTCAATTATTTTTACTTCTTTACTCATCTACTATTTTATTGAATACTTCTCTAAATAAATATTCAATAAAATAAATCATCTAATCCTTCTTGTTCTTTGTAGAAAAAGGACCACTGAGTAACTCACTCTGACCGTTGTCCGTTTTTCCAACTACAATATTTTCACCCTCAAACAATTCACTGCGAATATCAGCAACTGAGATTCCATCGTTGGATGACAATGCATTCTCTTGAGTATTTACATTATTAATTCCAATAAGATTACCTTCCTTATCAATCGTCTGAGTAAGAACGTTTCCACTCTTTTCAGCTACCTTGACATTATTTTCAATTGCCGTCTTTTTAGATTCCTTTACTCTCTGTTCAAAAGCATTTTTTGCCGTTGTCTCATTCTTTACCTTCTCTGACATAAGCTGATTTAATTCTTCTTCCATATATTCCACGCGTCCAGTTTTATAAGCCTCTGGATCCCAAGGCATCCAAACACCGATTGGTCCAACAAACACATCGTGATTGGGGTCAACTTCTCTCAACATCTTGCATCTTAGTTCAGCCTCTTCCATGGAAGGATACGAACCGCGAATCTTTAATCCACGAGTTGCAGTTTGGAAATTATTGTTTATACCAAACTTTTTCTCAAGATCTTCCTCGTGATTATCAATATATGTCTTGTAATCGTCTGCCAAAGAAGACTCATTTATGTTTTCTTTTTCCTCCTTTACAAAGTCCTTAAAATCCTCAATTACATCATCAAACTTGAGCTTGTATTTAAAAGAAATAAAGTTTAGGAATTGATGGAATTTTTCCATAGATTTATTCATATCCCATTGCTTTAGGAATTGTTCAAAAAAAAAGATTTCCTTTTGTTTCAGAATCTTTTCCGGAGAAACAAAGGAAATACACGCAAATTTTTGTCCTGATATAGGCTTATCCTCTTCCAATAAATCAACATATACAGGATTAGGAGACCCATTTGGTTGCATCTTTCTCTCAAAACCTTTATTTTCGGAAGTCATTGTATGAATAACTATGTATTCACAGTTTTAAGTATATTTTTTTCTTTAGAATATTTATAATGAATAGTATGATTGACCTTAGTGAGTTTATCAAAAGACTCATCAAATATTTAGTAGAAGGCTTAATGGTCGCCATTGCTGCCTTTGCCATTCCAAAGCGTTCATTAAATCTTGAAGAAATTGCCTTTATTGCTTTAACCGCCGCCGCGACATTTAGCATTTTAGACACATACATTCCCAGTATGGGGGTTACGGCGCGATCTGGTGCTGGTTTTGGAATAGGTGCCAATTTAGTGGGATTCCCCGGTGGTATGTAAGAAGTTAAAGTCAATGCAATTGGTCCAATAATTATATTCTAATTCATAATGTTCTTTAGATTCCGCAAATGTTAAAAATCCATACGAGAAAGTATTATCAATATATTGACTCACGTTATTTTTTTGCAATTGATCACTGAATATAACATATTCATGTCTTGATGTAGTATCCATGTAAGACACATATTGTAAATACTTATTTGATATAAAGTATGTACAATGCACGCATTTCACCCATACAATTCCTTTTAATTTATCATCTATCATCTGATAATAATTGTCGTGGTCTTTGTAATATCCAGTGTCATCCACCTCGTAATGAAAATTTGAATACCACTTGTTGTTGTAAATACAATCTGTATGTGGATTTTTTAAAGGGTACATTTTTAACATTGGGGCTATTACTCCAAGATGAGATAGTTGAAACATTCTTTCAATCGTTTGTGGTACTATAAAATTATCACAATCTGCGGTAAAGTAATGCAGATTTCTCGCCTTTGCATATTCAATTGAATCTTGGCGAATTTTACCTAAAATAGTAAATCTTTCCAAATTCCATTCGTGATGTCCATAGGCTTTTATAGATTCTGAAACACTTGTATCATCATAGAAAACAGATGCATATTCTTGTCTATGCTTTTCTATAAAATTAGCCAAGATTTCCACAGTAGAATCCTTATTGTCATTTGTTCTAATATACAAATGAATTTTTTTTTTATCATATGTTTGATTATAAATGCATTTCAAATAAAATGATAAACATATGGCTTTATCTTTAGCCAATATTGCAATCAAGATTTCAGACATAACATACAAAGAGAGAAATCTTTATATAGACCACGAAAAAAGTATTATAATTAGCATTATCCACCGGTAACCCAGAAAAAATATGGTAGTTTTTATAAAGAATTCTTGTTACGTAAAATGGTAAGAAATTAGAAGACCCGAAGGGAGGGAGGGGGTCTAAGGGGGGAACCCCCGGTTCTCCCTAAAATGGACTAAATAGTTGGAATAAATTCCCAATCTAATTCTTCGCATATTTTCTTCCAGACCGTATCTTGATCAATGCGTTTTTCGCGGTCTTTCAACATTGGAAAATAAGGCAAATATTGTTTCTCTCCCAAAAGCTCACACAGTTTGTAAGCAGTATAATAATAATTCAAGAAATTAACCCGATCTCCCGGACAAAACTTGGAATAAGGTGCTTGTAATTCCATAAAGAGGTTGTACAATGTCTCCTCTAATTCGGGAGACATTACTGGAGGTTTTACCCCCAACTTGTCTTTTATAAAAGGTATGTGTTCGTAATATTTATTGTATCCAAGCTTCTTTAAAATTTCCTTTGTCTTACTATTAGAAATTTCTAAAATATCAGTCCGCTCTTTTTTGATTTGTTGTTTAATAGTTTCAATAACTTCCAGGGGAATTTGCGTTGTTTCCTTCCCTTGAAATTGTGCAATAATTTCTTTAAAATGGTTAATTCTTTTATAAGCATAAAAACAAACTTCTTTGGGGGGTTCTTTATAAGAAGGCTTTTCATTCTCAATTAAATAAGGAACATTTCTTGAACATAAATTACAAATAAGAACCCCTTCATCTTCCAACGGAATTAATTCGCCTTTATTGCAATACTGACATATATCAGTTTGGTGTATAAATAAGTTTACATCTAAAAAAGAATCATCAATATTGCTTAAATATTGCTGAACAATGTTTTTTGTTTTTACCTCATCGTCATTTTTATTTTCTTGTTTAATTTTAAAAAAATTTCCTATTATTTTGTTTTTATTGCTTACCGTAGTAGGTTGTGTTGACGCAACTCCATCAGAAATATTTTTCTTATTTTCAAAATAGTCAAATATAAATTTTGAATTATCTAAGAAATATTCTTTTTTTTGCATCTTAAACGATTGTATAGATTGATTGATTTCAATTATTCTATCTTCTAAATCTAACTTTTCATCTATTAATTTTCCAGTGGTATCTGACAATATTAAATCTTGTATACTATTTAATTTTTGTTTTAGAAGATACCGTTCTTCTCTCAACGACGGAAGCTGATCAATGTCATTTTTATAGAATTGATTTAAAAACTCCTTATGCTTACCATCTAATGTTGTTGTTGATTTCTTATTTACCTTTATTTTTTTAGTTGTTTTTGGCTTGAATGTAGGCATAAGAGTAAATATTAAGAGATATATAGGAAAATGCAAATTTTTTAAACCTTAAAAAAAAATAATATTATTCATTGTTATTTCAATTGTAAATTAGTTTAGGAAAATCATATGTTTTCTTCAGAATCACTATATGGAAATAAAAATAAAGTTAGATGACAATGCACTAACATCCACACATGATATAAAACTTGATTCATCTAAATTTCAGAAAATGTTGTTATTATATAATGCATTGGAAGAAGGATGGGCAATTAAAAAAAAACAAGACGCTTTTATCTTTTCAAAGAATCACGAAGGTAAAAAAGAGGTAATATTAGATTCATATTTGCTTAAGTTTATGAAGAACAATATGGACTTGAATAAAATTCTTTCATAAATCATTTTTTCTGGTTAATTTAATTTTTTGAATTAAATTAAAAACTGTAAAAATATTTTCTCTAGCAATATTATAAAAATGGCAGGTGGTCTTATGCAACTCGTAGCTTATGGCGCTCAAGATGTTTACCTCACAGGAAACCCTCAAATTACCTTCTGGAAGGTCACATACAGACGCTACACAAACTTTGCGATTGAATCTATTGAACAAACATTCAATGGTCAAGCCGATTTTGGTCGCCGTGTACAATGTGTGATCAGCCGTAACGGTGATCTTGCTTACCGCACGTACCTCCAAGTCACTCTCCCCGAAATTAACCAACTTATGGGTGTTGGACCCTTTGTTGCCGGCAACAACGGTGCCCCCAGCGTGTATGCTCGTTGGTTAGATTTCCCCGGTGAACAACTCATCGCCCAAGTTGAGGTTGAGATCGGTGGTCAACGCATTGACCGTCAATACGGTGACTGGATGCACATCTGGAACCAACTTACCATGTCTTCCGAGCAACAACGTGGATACTTCAAGATGATTGGTAACACCACCCAACTTACCTTCATCACGGATCCCTCTTTCTCTGACGTTGATGGTCCTTGCGACTCCAACGCCCCCCGCCAAGTGTGCGCTCCCCGTAACGCCCTTCCCGAGACCACCCTTTACGTGCC